TTAACATTGCAATTCTATTAGGGTCTACATTAGGTAACTTCATCGCTAAATACGCAGCTAACCCTGCAACCATGCAAGGAATAAATCTAAACGGAATGTCTTCTACTGAGATACCATTGCCTGCATCTTGAATTCGTCTTAATCTGTAGTATACGAACTGATAGAAATTACTTTGATCAGGTGCCGGCCATACATTTACTGTAGGTAAGTTCTGTACAAAGACTCTAGTAGCCGTTGTATGAGTCGCAGCAGTTGTGTTATTAACACCACGTATACATCCAGTTAGTTGGTAGTATGTTGTAGAGCCACTTGTTGTCGTTGTAAGTCCACCGTATTGAATGGTTTCATTATCTAATCTAATAAAGCCAAACTGCGCTAAACCTACAATAGAAGTTAAGTTAATTGTAGTAGCCGTTGCAGTAACTGCACCATCTGTATACAAATCAGTAGGGTTCTCTTGACCACTCTGTCTATTAATCCACACTTGGATAGGACGGCCTGTTGCATTCTTATTAGGTATCGTAATATATGTAGACTCGCTGATACGGTTAATATTAATGTCTTGTTGGTTTGATCCTGTACCGGTTCTAGTTACCATGTCTAACAAATCAATCGTGTCAACAGGCAACGCATACATAATTTGACCTTGGTTTAAATTAATTTGACCAGGTTCAACTGTCCACAAGTTAATACCACGATTAGCCCACTCAATAGTAAGTAGATTTAGTGAACGTCGTGCAGTACGTAGTTCATATCCAGTACGTAATTCTTGTCCGCATCGTTCAAATGCATCTTCAACAAGATTATTTAAATCTAAGTTAAAACTCGTCTGCCCTGTGGTTCTATCTACCATTATTTAACTCTTCTATAAGGTTTTACTTTTTGTTTAATTGATTTAGGTTGAGCTACAAACTGTTTACCTTTAGCTTTACCTGCTCTTTTAGCCTTCGTTGTAGCAGCATACTCTTGAGGGCTTAATGCTTTAATTGCTTTTTCTGGTAAGTATCTTTCACCTGTTTCACTAGACTTTTTACCAGACTTAGTTGTCCACTTTTGTTCACCCCATGCTTTTAGTGAACGTTGTGGTTTAGCTAATGCACTCACTTATATCCACCACCTGCAGCTTTATATTTCTTAGCAACTAGCTGTGCTTTACGAGCTGACCACTGACCAGCGCCTGTACCATGTGTTGCAGCAGCTTTTACTTGCGATACTATTCTTTTACGAAGTGATGGCTTTGTGTAGTTACCTGCAGCGTTTACTTTGCCACCTTCTTTGTACTGAGTAAAGTCCGTGTTGTCACGACGTTTTTTAACAACGCCTTTAGGCATTTTATTCTCAGTAGCACTAGGAATCTTAGTTTTCTTTATAGCGCCCATACCACGTGAAGGTCTCATTAGCAGATCTTTCCTCTAGTTTTACCTTTTGTAGCAATACCATCTGCACGAGATGAAGCAGTGCCGCCTTTAGCCATCTTTTTAGCTGAAAACATTTTATCAACCATCTCTATCCGTTGAGGTTTAGTTGTAACTTTATTGATAATACTTAGGCGTTTAGCTTTGTCTTTCTTTGCATCATAAAAGCCAGCTTTTTTTAAATCTTTAATTACTCCGCCTTTTTTCTTGTATTCTATATTGCCTTGTGCGTCCCTAACAGTAGGGCCAGATAGAGATTGTCTTATATCCTTTAACATTTTAACCCTTGCAGCTTCTTGGGATTTTCTAACTCGTTCGTTATCTTTTGGGTCAACAAATTCTAATCCTCCCATACGAGGTGGGCGTGGCCCCATATCATCAAAACTAGGGACAGGTTGTTTACCTAATTTTACATCTTCAAAAGCCTTATCGTACTCAGCTTGTGTTGTTGCGGGGGTTTCTTTCTTAGCCATATTATTCTCCTAGCACATCTTGCCTTTTGTTTTACCGCGAACTTCAATGCCGCCGCCTTTAGCACATTTAGCCATACCACCTGATTTCATCTTAACCATTTCAGCGCCACGTTTAGACTGTTTTTGAACTGAGTGTTCGCCTTTAGAAGCAATACGACCACCATGTTTAAGATTAGTTAAATCAGATTTCTTTCCTTCATGAAGTTGTTTCTCATGCATGCCTACAGCTTTTTTAACTGTTTTTTTATCTTGCATCATGTCTGCCTTGCCGCCTTTTTTATAAGCCATGCCACCCATATTCATTTTCTTTGTTGTACAACCGCCTTCTTTGTATTTCTTAGCCATACCGCCTTTTTTCATGTAGCCCATTTTATTTCTAACCTCCGTTGGTAATTTTGATAATCCAGGATTGTCACTTGAGTCAACTGCTTTAAGTGCACCACCTGATCCGAACTTCTTACTTTTATCTGCTTTCATAAACTCTTCTCCTACTGATTTTGATATACCAACTTTCTTAGCGAAGGCTGGGTTATTAGCTACAGCTGCCATTAAGTTATGTTGCTTTTTAGATTTACTTGGCATTTAATCGTCCTTTGTATCTGTGTGTTGTTTTACTTCTTCTACGTACTTTTTAATACTTGTTTCAATTTGTTCGCTAAGTATTTCTTTATTTTCTTGTATAACTTCTGTATTAGTGATGTCATCTAATAACTCCTTTTGTTTTTTAGCCTTAAATATTTTATCTATAAAAGCTTTCATATTACTTACCTTTTTTTAACCAACCTTGTATGGTTTTAGTTTCATAAATACGAATGACAGTCCATATAATAGTAAAGAGTGCTGCGATTGCTGGTAACCAACTCATTAATGTTCCCATAACTGTTGCCACCGAAACCCCATCTATTAAATGTTTAGTATGTTCATCTATAGTTTCAAAATATTTTGTCATTTGCAATTCCACCTTTTTAGTGATGCGGCTTTCCTAGTTGGTCTACCTTTTTCATCTTTCATAGGACCAGGCATGCCAGACATCCTAGCACAAAATGATCTCTTACGAGCGCCACCTTGTGGTTGAGGAGCCTTTAGGTTTGACCCAGTAGCTGCGTTATACTTTGCACGACCTTTAGCCGTGAGCCCTGCACCTTTCGATACAGGAAGTTTCTCACCGCGTCCAATAGCTAAGCTAGGACCTTTTTTCTTATTAGCCATAAATTATTTGTGCTGCATCTATATTAACCATTTCAGCGTATACGCCTGTTTCAGCTCTTATGCCTTCACCTGGAATGAACGGGACGTTGGTAAATATATCAGTAGCTACGGTTTCATAAGTAAGTAACCATTTACCAACAGCATATACAGCTGCGGTACTAGCAATACTACGCGAGTTAATATCTGTAAGGGTAAATGTATCTGCGCCTGTTCTAGTAATAGAATATGTACCGTCAGTAGCTGAAACACCAGAATTTGATAAAAAGTGAATCCCTATAATATCGCCTGTAGATAAACCGTGTGCAGTTTTAGTTACTGTTACAGTATTAGCTGTTTGTGCATAAGTTACACTTGATGATACAGGTGTTGAAGAAGTATCAAATAAAACTACATATCCAGCGGTAGCTGAACCTGCAAATGATAGACCTTTTACACGAACAGGATATTTTACCATATAGCCACTAGAATTTAAGTGGGCTTGTTTTACATCATATTGCATTGCCATAATTATTCCCCTTTTGTTTCTTTGGAGTCGAGCCGTTCCACTAATGCAGTATATGCATCGATGGCGCCCTGAGAAGCTGTAACAAAACTAGATGCTTGGTTACGCTCTGCCTCAAGACGCTTGATCTCAGACAAAAGAAAGTCTTTTGTAATTTCCATTATTAAGCTGCTGCTGAAACCATTAGGTAGTATGCAGTGCCTGTTGAGTCAATAATTTTAATTGTCTTAGTAGCTGATACTGAAACTGCATTTGCAACCATGGTTGATGGAACATTAAATAGATTTGATAAGCCTGTACCTGCACCGCTGTTTGTGAATCTAATCCAAGAAGCTGTTGCTGGTAATGTGGCACCTGCACCTACATCAGAGTCAGCTTGAATAGCTGCAATTGTACCGCCTGGAGTAACAGAAGCTGCTAACCCTAAAGTAGCACGTAAAGCATTAGCTGCGCCTGAGATTGAACCGCCTGTATTTACTGATAGAGAAATATGAGAACCGTTAGTTGTTTGGCCTGCACCTTGTGCTGCAGTTACTACTGAGAAAGCTCTTAATCCC